TGAGGTAGGCCATCGCCATGTCCATCGCGTTTTCGAGGAGCAGGTTCTGGATGACCAGGCGTTCGTACTTGGCGGCGATCTCCGCGCGCATCACAGTCGCACCTCCGCGAAGCAGGCCGCGCAGTACTCCATTCCGTCGGCAAGGTTTTGAACGGTGGCTTTCCGGTCGCAGCGAATGATTGCGTGCGCGAAGGGCTGGATAGAGACGCAGCGCCCGAGCTGCTGTCGATCGGCCAGACGCTCGACAAACAATTCGGTTGCTGAGGCGAATACCTGTGGGAATTCCGGGCGGGAAAGGACTGGTAGAGTGTGGACAGACATTGTTGGCTTCCTCCGTTGGAGCCGACTTGTTTAGCCCGGAGTAGGTGTTAGACGCACCCACTCCGGGCGGCTAAAGGCTCTTACGAGGCCCGCTGTTCGAGGTCGCCGATCCGAACTTCATGATCCTGCGCGATTGCGATTAGAGTGTTGGAGTTATGCGCCAGCGGCCCGAGGATGCCGTTGATCGCTGTCAGTTCGTGGATAACGCCGAGCTGGTGCTTGTCGTTGTCCTCCGCTTTCGTGAGTAGCCGATCAATCTTTTCTTCGACGCTTTTTTGCATCGAAAAGATCAGGTCGACCGTTTGCGTTAGAGCCTCTACTTTTTGTTGCAGCTTCATTGTTCCTCCGTTGAACAACTGGAGATAAGGTACACCGTAGGGCCTACGGTGTCAAGAGAAAAACACGCTTCCGTTAAAGAATAACTCTTGCATCGTAGGCGGTACGGTGCTACATTCTGCCCATGATCGTCGATCCGCAAGAACTTCTAGAAGCAATCCGGGAGCAGGCCCGAAAGACAGGCAGGCTCGGCGGATTGACCCGCGCAAAGAACATGACGGCCGAGCAAAGGCGAAAGAGCGCACTCAAGGCTTCGAAAGCAGCAGCGCGAGCCCGGAGTGAAGCGGCGCGCCTGAAGGAGATTGGCGAGACCGTTGCAGCCGGAGCGAAATCGCTGAAAAAGCTCGTGGAAACAAATGCGCGCGCCCGGAAGGCGCGCGAGAAGACAAATCGAAGGAATAACTCGTGAGTGTTAAAAAAACAATTGGCGGCGCTCCCGAGGCGCCGCCATGTTGCACTTCCCTTCCCTTCTTAGTGTAACCGCGAATAGCCGCATCCAGATCGATTCTGGCTGTTACGAAGGTGCCCTCGTGGTGCGGGATCTTCGCCAGAGCGTGCTCTTCGACGGTCCCTTCGCGCCGATCCTCGGTCCGGGTTTCTTCGCGCCTGTCTTCTTCATGCCGTTGCGGATCCGTTCAGCGATGAGGTTGCGTTCGAACTCTGCGATGGCGGCGAGGATGGTAAAGAGAAGCCGGCCGATCGGCGACGACGTATCGATCGATTCCGTGAGAGAGACGAATTCCAGCCGCTTGGTTCCAAAGTTGTCGAGGACCTGCAGCATGTGCTTCGTGGAACGAAAGAAGCGATCGAACTTCCACACGACGATACCGTCGAACTTCCGCGTGTCAGGTTTCTTGGGATCCGTCGCCTCCACCGCCGCCATCAGCTCGTCGAATGCCGGCCGCGATTCTGAGGCGCCGCTCCATCCCTGATCGACATATTCCCGAAAGATCGTCCAGCCCCGCATGCGGCACATCTCGCGAAGAGGTTGCAGCTGCGCCTCGGGGTCCTGGCCTCTGAATTCGTGATCGAGGTTCTCGGTGTGGAGAGCAGGCGCCTTGCCGCAGGTTCGGCAGATGTCCTTCGAGACGCGCGCGTAAAGGGCGACCTGGTTCATCGTGGTAGACTCCCGCTCGTGGACACAGACGAAGCCTTTCGTGAAGCATCGCGAGTCGAAGGCGTGCCCGTGATTTTTTGCGAGCACATCCCGGCTGGCGTTGTGTGGCGTGAGCCCCTGCTATCCAAACCAGGCGCGCCTATTTTCATCTGTCGCTCCTGTCGAGGATCTGCGGGATGCCATTGACCGGGAATTCTGGCGTGCGATAGGAATCGAGGATCCACGGCTGTAAATCGTCACGACGTTGCAATTCCCTGTTAACTCACTAGTAAAAATCGGCGTACAAAAGGCGGTTTTTCAATTCAGGTGAATTGAAACGCGGAAAAAGCCGGGAAGCTGACCCGCTTGGCATTGCACACGGTGCGCGTGCGCTGTCAGCTCCCTTTGCCCGATACGAGGACTACGGCGGGAAACTCAGGCCTTTGCCTTCTCAATTCGCAGTTCGTAGCGGCTGATGCCGTGGGCGCGGAAGACCTTGTCGCTGGCCGCGAAGTTGTCATCGAGAAGGACCTTGTCGCCAGCGGCGTTGATGACTACAGCGTCGCCGGGCTTCATGCCGGCGTCGCGCATCTGACGCAGGAGCCGATCGCTCTCAGCGTATTTCTCGCGCCCGGCGTCGCGGGCTCGTAGAAGCTTCCTCGCCTTGGCAGCGAGGCTCTTTGCTTTTTTCTTCGTCATGGTGCGTGGGACTCCTGGCGCAGGCGCCGGCGCTGCATGTTTCACGGTGCTTCGAGGCTCACTCTAGCCGCTCGCGTTTCAATTGAGATAGGTCACGGAGGTCATCGAGGTAACGTGCTAGCGGCAGTCGACGATGATTACCAACATGGTTCCGACGTTTTGGCTGATCCCTCAGCATCGGAGAAACTAGAACCCGTGTTAACACGTGTTAACACGCCTCAGAGGAGACGACCTTGGCCAATCGGAAGAACGAGATGTGCATTCGCTGTCACAACGTGATTGAGCCGCAAGAGCCGGCCGTCGCGATCAGCCTTTTTTGTCAAACACTCGGGATGGGAAAGCGGAAAGCATCGAAGTCGGAACGCATCTATTTGTGTCCGCGATGCGCGACCGTTGCTGCGATGGGAGAAGAGCCACCTAAGGGACAACCGTTGAACGTCGCCGCCTATCGCATCATGCGAAATCTGGTGGCCAGCGATCCCGCGGTTGTCGGCAAGGCGTGGGAAGAACTGAGTCAATCTATCGTTTCTTCTCCAGCCCTGCCGGCCGCAGAAATCATTCCGCCGTCGCGGGGTCTCCGCGCTGCGAGTTAGAGCTTCGCGGCGAACGCTTTCAGCGCTGGCAGGACGGCCTGGCACTTGGCCACGAGAGCTTTGTCGAGGCTCACGCTGATGCCATTCGCAGAGGCTGCCGGTCCCGCAGCTTCGATCGCATCGAGGACCAGCTCGAATACTTCTACCGCGCTTTCTTCGGCGGCCACGGCGCCTGGGAAAAATACCTCGAGGAGGTCCTGAATTTCCGGAGCATCCTTCTCGACCGCTGTGGCGATGGCCGGCGCTTCCTCTGCCGCCTTCAGAATGGCGGCCTTCACTGCTTTGGCGGCGCCGATGAACTTGCTGACGATCCCTTTGAAAGTGACGCTCATGATTTTTTCTCCTGTGTTTTGTCGATGACCTGGATGTCTGTGGCCAGCTCCGCAGCCGCCTCCCAGGAAGGCAGCACGAGCATGATTCCCTTGCTGAGCGGATCTCGTCGAAAGACGATGACCATCATCAGCGCGGAGATCACCATTCCAAGGCCGAGTGAAAATCCCCAATCGCCGGCCGGCAGCGACGTCGGCAGCGCGGCCGCGACGCCCGGTCCGAAGATCAGCACCAAAGTTTTCACGCCGATCAGCGATCCTCCGCAGACCAGCATGAAAGTGAGCGCGCCGCTTCCGAGCATCGAAAACAGCAGCCGCACCCAGGCCTGAAGGATTTTCTTTTCGATCAGGCCGAGTGCGAACTTCGCGATTCCGTCAAACGGATTCATTTAGGCGCGTCGGCCGCTTTGATCAGGCCGATTCCGGTCGGGATGCCGGTGGTCAGCGCGGCGACGCCGGCTCCGGTCTGCCCATGCAGAAAGGCGATGCCGGCAGCGCAGAGCGATCCGACGATCGTGAGCGCGCCGGCCGTTGTGGTTTTCCAATCCTTCATGAGTTGCTCTCCTGTGTTTGGGTTCCTGCCATCAGATCCTGGTAGATCTCGAGAACCTTCTTTGCGCGATCGGGGTCCGTCGACCAGTTGCGCGAGACTTCGGTGACGAAGCCCTGCGCGTCCGTCGCCGCGAGCGCCGCGGCGTAATGCGCGTACGTGCTGGAGAGGCGATTCAGCGTCGCGAGCCGATCGGCGAAGCAAGAGGCCCAATCGGGATATTTAATCCAGGCCGCGGTGACCTGTATCCATTTGTGATCGCCGGCGACGAACTCACGCGTGGGCAGGTTCATCGTCTCGTAGACCGGATGCCGGTGTTGCTTCATGCCGAAGAGGTTGTTGTCCTCGCGCGCGAGCGCAGAGTTTCCCCAGGATGATTCGAGCGCCGCTTCGCAGGCGGCCGCTTTCGGAAATGGATGTTGCGCTTTATCAGCTTCGGCTGCGGCGCGATCGAGGAATGCTCGCTGAGTGTCGTTCATTTACGTCACCTCTGGAATGTCGAGAGTTGTGCCGGCGAGCGCGTGGGTGCAATCGCCCAAGAACTGAACGCGGCCTTCCGTAATCCACATGTGGCAGGCGTGTCGCGTCGGATTCGATCGGCCGCGGTTGACGAACACGGACGGATACAGCGTTGGTTTGTCGGTGCTCCCGTTCCACCGCCACGCCTTCTCGCCTTCGATCGGGACGCCGTGGTGTTCCTGGCACCCCTCGCAGAACCACTGCAGCCAGCGATCGGTTGTCAGCTCGGCTCTCACTCGACGCCGCTCATGACGCCGGTCACGCCATACGGCGAATACTCGCCGTAGTCGCTGGCGCTGCTCGGCGCGGTGAAGGTGTAGATGGACGGATCCGTTTGGCGCGCGACGACGTCGATGCCCACGGTCGGCGCGTCGTTTCCGGTGTCGATCGTGATCGCGACCTGCGTTGCCTCGAAGACCTGAGCGTTGATTTCCCATCGCGCATGCGTGTAGGTGAAGGTGTCGCCGGCCTCGAGCGCGAACGCCGTCATCTTGAAGGGCAGCGTTAGCGTCTGCTGAAAGCGCAGACGCATCAGCGCAATCTTAGCGAGGCGTTGCTGAGTCCAGATCGAGGTGGTGAATTCGAAGGTCGCGTCCTGTTCGATGACCTGGCCGCCGTCTTCAGTGATGTAATCCGGTTTGTGTGACAGGCCGTTTGCCGTGTAAGGCACGCCGCTTTGCGATTGCCAGGTCCCAGGCACTGACGTCAGGCTGATCGCGGCCGCGGGACTGGAGGGGAGATAGGCCGGCGAAAAGGTGCTTTTGATGCGGTTGGCGACGTCGCGTCGCGAAAGCCGAAAGTCTCCTTTGATTCCCGCGCGCAGATCTCCGTCGCCAAGCGAGATCGTCGGCATGATGTGGGCGCCGGCGAAGACGTGCCACAGGTCCCCCGGTGGAACGACCCATCCAGCCATGGAAGCGCACAGCGAAGAGAGCACGTTGCCGCGCGTCGAGCTGTGGTCAAACATGCCGTTGCACGAGTAGAGATTCTCGAAGACCTTGGTTCCGTCGGCATTCCAGATGATGAGCGCTTGTTCCTCGCAGACATTGGCCGCGGCAATCACCGACGTCGTGTCGATCGATGCGGCCGGCGTCGAGAGGCCCGCATCGCTGTCCATCAGATAGTCGTAAACGACGAGCGCGGGATTCGACGGATTCAGCGCATGCGGCGATCGGCCCAGGCATGCCCAGGACACAGTTCCGTCGCCGGTGGCTCCGCCGGGTGTGGTGAAAAAGCCAGGCCGTGTGCTGCCAGTTGTGCCGCCGGCGACGGCCCGCTGGAAATATCCAGGCGGCGATTCGATGACCTGGCCCGTCGTCACGCCGGCCGAGGGTTGCCATCCATCGTTCTGAAGAATGCTGTTGACCAGCTGCGGAGTTCCCTGCAATCCGGCGAAGGCCGCGGAGAGCGCGGAGATGCAGTGCCAGCTGCAGCTTCCATCGGTCAGGGTTGCGCCAACCAGTGAGCCCTCGAAATTCGGCCGCGTCGCTCCGCTGGTGACCGGCCCCACATTCGTTTGCAACCAGATCTTCGCGCCGCGGGGATCTGAGTCGATCGTGTACTGGTCGATTGTGTAGCTGGTAAGCGCCGCCCAAGCGGTGATGACGCGCGGATCGATCAGTTTCTTCCCTGTCACCAGGAATTGAATGTTCGGAATCTCGCCGCTCGGGTAGAGCTGTGGCCATCCGGTATCGGCGCGCAGGATGACGTGAACTTTGGCGCATCCGAGTTGCTGGCAGGCGCTGGTCCACGAAGAGTCGGCCGCGTTCAGGTTCGGAAAAGGCGCGCCGGTGTTGAGCGGATCTCCGAAGTCGAACTCGAACATCATGTGCTCGAAATAAAAATCGACGGGAATGATGCTGGCGGCAGGATGCACCTGCCATGGGGTCGACGGCAGCGAGGAATCCTTGGTGATGTCGCTGCCAAAGTTGTAGACGTAACCGTCGACGATGACGGCATCGAAGCTGGAGATTTCGTGGCCGGCAAGCGTGTAGACGAGGTGCAGGAACTGGCTGGTGGTCGCGAGGTTCTGACTCGGCGGAAAGCTCGCATAGGTGAGCACGCCGGCTGTCTGAAACTGCCCGTAGATCACGCGCTTTGGCGAGACGCCATTGGCGAAGCCGATTGAGTTGGCAGTTCCGACCGGCGGCGTTGTCGGTCTGAGCGCAAGCCCAACGCCGGAGAGAGCCGTCGTGATGCCCAGCCCGACCAGATACGGATTTGAAGTGACATAGCCGACGATGGACAGCGCAGCGCCGCCGACGATCATCCCCACTTCGCTAAGAGTTTTACTCATGCTATTGTTCGCAAGTGCGTGGAAGGTAGGCCATCGATGAGCGGGCCATGCTGCGGTGACGGCTGTAAGTGGTTCTATCCATCAAGGGATAATTACCATTCGTCCTAGCCCACGCGCCATGCACGTTTCCAGTGCCGCATGCGGACCAGCGCCAGGCCGCGGTCTGTCGCGCACGATGCAAAGCGGCCGTCGAGACTCACGACGCCGAGCGCGCCTTGCGGTGTGTCATTGTGGATCCACACGACGTCGCCGCGGCGAGCCATCGTCGGCGGGGCCCCGTCGCATCCGAGGTCGGCCGCCATGTTCGCGGCGAAGGCCTCGAGGCTGTCTCCGTAGATCGCCGCGGCGCTGGCCTCGTCCTGATACTTTCCGCGGAATGCGGTTGCGGGATCGTGGCCGGTGATGGCGAGGATGCAATCGCATGCGTGCAGCGCGCAGTCGAAGACTCCCCACTCAAAGCTGCGCTGGCGCGTTCGAACGCCAGGTGAAGTTGCTCGAGCCAGTTGTGTTGTCGCTCAAGGCGCATAAACGAAAATGTTGCAGATGGACCGATAGGCAGAGCCAAAGCCACCTGTTGCGCTCGGCCCGGGAATGCGCGCCATGATGCTGCACTCGCCTGGGGAAACGCCAGTGACGTTGTTTGTGGCCGTGTACTGCCACGAGGCGATTCGCGGGTTTGACGAGGCGGCGCAAAGGTCAAAGGCCGGTCCGCTGCCGGCGCCGCTTGGCCGGGTGAAGGTGCTGCCATCGGAGAAGTGGATGGTCACTTCGATCGTGATCGAGGATCCGACGGCGACGTCGACCGAAGACGGCGTCACTTCCATAAACACGGGATAGGGGGTTCCCTCGTTTACCGGCGCCGGCCAAAAAAGCTGGATATTGGCAAGTGCCTGTACGAAGCTGAAGCCCAGGTCCCCTGGAAAATCCAACTGCTGATCGAGATCGTCGAATCTCCGGTTAGGCGCCAGGTTCAGCGAGAGCAGCGTATTCTCGCACGCGATCGAGCTCTCCGAACTGTCGGCGTCATCGGTCAGGCTGGGCACGTCCATCGAGCCGCTGAAGACCTGGACTGGATCGGCGATGAGCGCGCCGCCG